ATAACTATATTTTTATTATTTACAAATAACTTATTAGGTCAATTCACCTATTCAGGATACATTTATAATGCTAATGGTTCAGGAGCTAATAATGTAGCTATAAAATTATATAGAAGAACTAATTCAACTATTACAGGATTTACTTCTCAAAACAATTACAACGGTCATTCTTATTATCGTTCTACTGGAACAGCTTATTGGACAGATGCTAAAGCAAACTGTGCTGCTATGGGTGGACATTTAGTTACAGTTACAACCTCAGGAGAAAACAGTTTTTTATATAATTTATGGCCTTCTGGTTGGATTGGATTAACTGATGAAGTAACTGAAGGTACTTGGAAATGGGTTACAGGAGAAACATATTCTTATACATCTTGGAATCCTGGAGAACCTAATAATTCGGGTAATGAAGACTATGTTCAGTTTGTTGGTGGTGGTAAGTGGAATGATTTACCAAATGGATATTCATTACCTTATGTATTAGAGTTTGAATATTTAGTAACCACTTCTTCTTGGGCACTTTATAAAACAGTTTATACTAATTCTTTAGGTTATTATTCTATTTCTGAAAGTTATGATCCTTCTAAAGAATATTATATACAAATTGATGCTCCTACTAGAATCCAAGCATATACAACCTCAGATATACAAGGGGTTTCTAATATTATTTTAGATAAAACAACTAAAAATGGTTTATCGTTTCATATGTTTGATGTTAATGATGATGGAGTAATTTCTATAGCAGATAAGTACTATATTGCTGCAAGAAAAGCAGGTTTATTCTCAAAATGGAGAACAGCACCTGATGTAAGACTATTTACCACTACAGAATATAATGCTATAAAAGCAGCTACAAATAATGTTAGGATTACTTATCCAGGTGTTTCATCTGTTACTACCTCTACATTAACTTCAGGTGGAACTTTAAATTATTATCTTATCGCTCCTGGATATTCTGGTTCTGTGACTTATTAATATTTATAATAAGTGACAAATTTAGTAGCATATTCTACAGCTTCTGCTCCTTCAAACATATATGAACAAGCCAATATTTGGTTTGATATATCTCAATCTGTCTCTTCAGGTTCATATGGATTAACATGGGGTTTAGATGTTTGTAGAGCTAATAGTTATACTTTTATAACAGATACTTATACTCAAAGTTTAGCAGGTGGAACTATAAATAGTTCAACCCCAATATTTTATACAACAGCTACTACAAGCTCAGCAGATACTTTAGCAGTAATTAATAGATTACCTGATGTAGTTAATAAACAAACTTTTACAAATGTTAATTCTGCTTTAAACTGGGTTAGTGGTAGTGGGAAATATATTACTTTATTGGATTGTGACTTGTATACAAGTTCAGTTTCGTTTTTACTTCAAGAAAATGGTTCCTATTTATTACAAGAAAATGGGGATAGAATTATATTAAACTTTTAAAAATGGCAGATTTAAAAATATCACAATTACCATCAGCATCCATAGCAACTGGATCTAACGTATTACCTATTGTTCAAGGAGGTGTAACAGATCAAATTACTGTTACTAATTTAGGTAATGGTATTTTTCAACTCAATTTACCCTTAACAGCAAGTGTTATTGTAGTAGGAAATGCTACTAGTACTCCATCTGCTGAAAATTCATTAAATGTTTACCCACCATTAGCTGGTGGTGTGGGAGAAGGAGGTCAAATATTACTTGCAGCTTCTGGAGGTCTTTATACTTCTGCTTCAATGATTGATAACTGGCAAAATCAATTTAGGATTTTAAAAGGTACCAATACTGGAGGAAGTACTGCTGGGTATTTTTATATGAATTTAGATAATGGTAATACACAGTTTACAGGAGCTGTAACAGCATCTGCATTTTCAGGATTACCAAATGATTATTTATATGCTACTAGAAGTGGAAGTTCCCAAACAGTAGGATCAGCTTGGGCGAACACAGATATTATATTTAATAATGTTGCGGTATCAAAAGGAATTACTTATAATACAAGTACTGGAATAGCATCATTAACAGGAGGTAAAGTTTATAGAATTACTGCCCGTTTAGCATGGGGTGCTGCTGCTACATATAATCTCCAATTTTCATGTTATACTAGTGCAAATACTCAAATAGGTCCTACTACTGAAGTAGTACAAGCATCTAATGCAACTAGTAATATTAGTGATGGAACTTGTGAATTCATATATGCACCTGGTTCAAATACAGATATTAAAATTAGATGTACAAGTAATAATACAGCATTATCAGGGGAAACAGTTAGAGCAGATTTGAATACTCAATTTATTATACAACAAATAGCTTAAAAATAAAATCATGTTAAATTTTTTACTCCCTATATTATTAACTATTAATCCAACAGATACTACAAAAGTAAATGTTCAAGTAACTAATGTTCAACACATCCAAAAAATAGGAGACAGAGATGTTACCTTTGGAGTTAAAGAAACTGTTGAAGAATTATTAATTGAAAAAGGATATACTCCTGTTGACTCAGGAATTGCGTTTGTTACCCAAGTGAGTATAGATAGTATTTATTCACCTCAAGAATTACTTAACATCATGGGTATTCAATGGTTGAGAAAAGACTACATAGTGGAAACCACAATATGTATTGGGGAGGGTTGTTATAAAGGTAAAGGTGAAAGACGTACTTTTATTTTTGCTATGTTTTTAAATGTTGAAAATGGAGAAGTTCCTTTAAATAGGAAAGCATTTTCAAAGGCATTACAAGAAGCATTAAATAAAACAACAAAACAACTATAATATGAAACAATTATTCTACGACGAAACTGGTAAAATCTCTATGAAGAGACTTTGCGGATTATTATGTACTGTAGCTTTATGTGCTACAATGTACCACAACTCATTTTCAGAAGCTCATATTGCTCCTTCACCTGTTTTGGTTGACAGTGTAGCGTTATTAGCTTTTGGATGTTTAGGATTATCCTCAGTTGATAAAATCTGGGGTAATAAAAATAAAAAGACGGAGGGGTAATGAAGTCTACGTTACTAGTTTTACTATTATCATTTACCGCAACTTGTTCTTTTGTTTGTAGTTATTTCGGAGGATTAGCTATGGATAATAGTGATCAATATTTGGCGGTAGTGGCGGTGGCTTTTATGGATGGGTTTTTTGGTATAGTTGCTGGTACGAAAAAAGAAGGATTTAAAACTTATAAAGCGCTAAAAGTAATAAAAACAACCTTTACATGGTTAGTTATATTAACAGTAATATTAATGGTTGAAATTGGGTTTCCGGGTACCTCATGGCTCTCGGAAACTATTATAATGCCGTTTATAATATTTCAAATAATTAGTGCTTTAAAAAATGCTTCAAAAGCAGGTTTTATTAAATATTCCTTATTAAATAAAATTTTAGAAAAAATAGATCAACACAAAGATAAATAAATATGCTATTAAAAAAAGGTGATAAAAATGAACAGGTAAGACAACTTCAAGTTAAACTTGGGGTAGATCCTGTAGGTACATTTGGTCCTAAAACTGAAGAAGCAGTTAAAAAATTCCAAACAGATAATGGTTTAACAGCTGATGGTTTAGTTGGAGATATGACTTGGAATAAGATTATGGGAGTTACTCCTGTAGTAACAACTCCATCTCCAGTTATTTTAACAACTTCATTTAAATTGGATAAATTAAAAGGTCATATTCCAGATTCAGTAATTGCTGCTATTCCAGATACAGCTGCTAAATTTAATATCACAAACGTTTTACGTTTAGCTCATTTTCTTGCCCAAGCAGGACATGAATCAGGACAATTTAAAGCTACTAGTGAAAATTTAAATTACAGTTCAAAAGGATTATTAGGTATCTTCCCAAGATACTTTACTCCAGCTTTAGCAGAATCTTATGCTCGCCAACCTCAAAAAATTGCTAACAGAGTTTATGGAGGTAGAATGGGTAATGGAGCTGAAGCTACTGGAGATGGATTTAAATTTAGAGGAAGAGGATATATTCAATTAACAGGTAAAGATAATTACACTCAATTTGATAAAACTGTACCTGAAGATATTTTAGCTAATCCAGATTTAGTATCAACTAAATATGCTTTAATGTCGGCTGCTTGGTTTTTTGATAAAAATAAACTATGGGCTATCTGTGATAAAGGAGCAGATCAAGCTACAGTAACAGCTGTTACAAAAAGAGTAAATGGTGGAACAATTGGTTTACCTGATCGTATTAAACATTTCAACGAATATTATAATTTATTAAAATAATGAGCGAATTTCAATTAAAAGAAGGACAAGGGTATATTTACATAGGTGAATACTTTCATAAGTTTGGAGGTGTAGTACCTACAGAAAAGAAAATAGGTAAAATAGATGACCTATTAAAAATCCCTCAAATAGATGATTACGCGTTCAGTTTAGATTTCCACACTCCGGATATTTATCTTGTAAATGATGTAGATACTCTTTATACAGCTATCACAGTATTATTAAGTCATGATGTTATTAAAGAAGATTGGTTTGCTGATAGTGATGGAGATTTAAAAGAAAGAGTAGCTAACTTTATGAAAGCTTTAGGTTACGTTGAGGTATGTGATGTGGATGGAGATGGTATTCCTGACCATCTAGATGACGTTATAGGTTAAAATCAACACCCTCCATGAACGACATGAGGTCGTTTAATATAGGCGCTATATAAAAGTTTATGGCGCCTATATGTATTGATGTATGGATGTTAATAAAATATTTAACTTGTTTAATGGAGATGAACCCGAGTCATTAAGGGAGAAAGCTCAACAGGTTGATGTTTTACTAGATTATAAAAACCATCCTTTATTCTGGGTAGGAATGTTTAAAAAACTAATCCAGAATCATCAAACATTTAATGATCAATTACTTAATTTTTTTGATAAATTAGATGAGGGATTAAGTAAAGTAGATGTAGATAAAGCAGGTGAATTTTTAGTATTTAACAGAGCATACGAGTATATCCAAAAAGTAGATCCAGATAACTTGGTTACTCAAGAGGCCTTATTTAGATTCGCAGATATACATCTTAAATTAGCATTAGAGCTATCTATAAACTATTTTCAAGAACACGAGGAATATGAAAAGTGTTCACATCTTAAAAAGAATTTAGAATTTGTAAAACTTCTCTTAACTTAAGCTTGGAGGATCTTACTTCCAATATTATATTCCAATCACGGGAAAAGAAAAAAAGTGAATAAAATATGAAAAACAGAGAAATAATAATGAGACGGTTGGAAAGAGCAGAGGGGGAAGTAGAGAAGATCCATTTCTTTTTGAACCGAGGTGGTTCAAGAGAACAAGTTGAGGAAGTATTAGTTACGATACGTGAAGCAATTAGTGATGCTAAAGCGTTTGTACAACAAGAACCATTAGGTCCGGGAGAAATTAATCAATTTTAATTATGAACTTAACAGCAGAACAAATCCATCAAAATTGGATGAGGATGATGGGCTTTATTGAAGACCACATTTCATCACCTCGTAAAGAAAAATTAGTAGAGTTTTATGAACAATATAGTGAGCGTTTAATGTTGATGCCTGCTGCTCATAAAAAAGAATACCATAATGCGTTTCCCGGAGGTTATGTAGAACATGTTAATAGAGTTATTACTTGTGCTCTTCACCTTCATGATTTGTGGGCACAAATGGGTGCTGATGTTTCAACTTATACTAAAGAGGAATTAGTATTTTCTGCCCTAAATCATGACTTAGGTAAAATGGGTTCTGAAGAGGAAGAATCATATATCCCCCAAACTGATAACTGGAGACGTGAAAAATTAGGTGAGGACTATATGTTTAATACTAAAGTTCCATTTGCTTCTGTCCCTGATAGAGGATTATTTTTACTCCAATCTCATGGTATTCAATATACTTTTAATGAGATGATTACCATTCAGACTCATGATGGTTTATATGATGAGGCAAATAAAAAGTATTTAATGACTTATATGCCAGAACAAAAACCACGTACAGCATTACCTTTTATTGTACATCAAGCAGATTTAATGGCCGCCAGAATTGAGTTTGAAAGAGAATGGTTACCTAAATTACAGGGTAACGTGGAGGTTAAAAAGAAAGTATTTACATTGGATAATAAAAAATCAGCCCCTACAACTTCAGCCGCTAAATCTAAAGCATTAGGTAGTGTAAAAAGTGAGGGACTTAAAAACCTATTAGACAACTTATGATATTAACAATTGTACTACTTTCAATATTGGTCGTGACTC